GGCCAAGATTGCTCGTGGACTCCGTCGGCGTGGTCATCAGGATGTGCCCAGCCTCCTTGCCGTTCTTCGTCTTGAACCGATTCTTGGGCAGGAACTCCGTGTCCTTGAACCGCGAGTCCGTCGGGAGCATGTGATCCACGGTCTCGATCTCGCCCGTCTTCTTGCTCTCTTTGCGCTCAGGCACGTTCACCAGCCGCGGATGCAGCACGTGCTGCTTTTGGTAGTCATACCGGCGGCCATTGAGCGTCATGTGACCATAGTGCGCCTTGTCCGGCGTGGTGGGCTTGCCATTGGCCCCGAAGTGCCCTTCTTCGCCCTCTTGCTTTTCCTTGTCGTTCAACTCTTCTTGCTCGCGCCCAGTAGACCAGTACTTGGCGTACTTGATGTGGCGCTCCATCTTCTGCGCCATGGGTGAACCACGCTTGACGTTGGTGACCATGTACGAGCCCTTGGGGGGCGTCTTGTTGCCCTGCTCGTTCTTGAAGTCATCACCACGGGCGTTCGCCGCCATGACCGTGTTTTGAATGCGCTGCTTGTCGCGCCCGATGTTCTCGCTGATCTCGCGGCCGCCCTTCACCTTCGGGCCGACGTTGGAGTGAGTTACGTAGTAACCATTCTCGGGGTCGTGCAATTCGTTGGTCTTGCCGTACGAGTTGGCGACAATTGGAGGAAGGTTGTCGGTGGCACGCTGCTTGTTCAGGTGCCGAATGACATGGCGCGAAGAGGTATCCGTTTCGTCCACCACATTGGGACGGAACAAGAGGCGCTGGTTGTTCTTGTCCGTCAGTTGGGCGGCGTGTCTGAGAGACCCGGTGTGCGCCAGGATCCAGTCGCGAGTCATTGCCGGGTCGTGCTTGGCCTGCTCATGGCACGCTCGACGCACAGCGGCGCCCGGGTATTGCGCTTCTGCCACCGGGGCAAAGCACGTGCCCTTGGTGGTATCAACGACACCTTGAGCATCCTTGCCACCACCGCAGCCCTCCGTCTGGCCAGGGCATGTGTTGAGCACGTGGAACTTCCGGTTGGGCCCATGCCCAGACGTATAGAGCGAATGCCCGGCAACGCCCTTGGAGGCAAACCCCTCATGGCCCCTGCCCTCTTCGTCATACTCATGACGGACGGTGTCCAGTTTCTCGCTCTTGTCCAGCGTGTTGGCCGTCTTGCCGATGTGGCCTGCCTCACGCAGCCTATCCAAAGCCTCCTTCTCTGCCTTGACCTGCTCCTTGAGCGGCTTGGCAAAGTGAGCGTCCAGAGTGTCCTTGTGGATGCGCCCGATCTGGCCGATGGTCAAAGGATCACGGTTTTCGGGACCGTAGACCTTTGCCCTCATGGCATTGATGTCCTTCATGCCTAGGATTTTGAAAGGCTGTCCTTTGCGCTCGCCCTTCTGGATGATGCCGCTTGAACCCTCCCACATGTGCTTGGGCACGTTGATGCCTTGCACACCACCAGACCCTGGCGCCTTGAAGACCAGCCGCGTGCCCATGTCCACGCCGGGACTCATTGTCACGCCGGCTTTCTTCTGGGCGAGCTCCGTCTTCATCTCAGCCACGCTCTTCGCGCTGCCACCCTTGGCCATCTGCTGGGTAATCTGATTACCAGGGCCAAGAGCACTGAGTGCTCGACCCTGAGGAGTCATCTGGAGGATGTTGCTCTGAGGGGCCTGGACGGGGCTGGAAGGCGTCTGCAGGGCTTGGGCGCCACCCATGGGCATTCCCGGCATCTGAGGGCCTCCTGGCGGCATTCCAGGGCCTTGCGGTAGGCCTCCAGGCGTGTCCTGAGGGCCCTGCGGCTGCAGCGGCTGGGGCAGCATCTGGTTCCCAGGTGCGCCGCGGGACATGTCCACCCCGCCGACGGGCATCCCAGACCTCATGTACGCACCACCGGCCGGGGGGATCATGTTCCTCGCCGGCTCGGGCGCCATGTACACCTTCGGGCTCATGCCAGGGGCTTCACTCACCCCGATGTTCTGCATCTCAATCGGGTTGGCCCTGCGGGACAACGCCATCTTCATCTCTGCCAGAGTCGGCATACGTCCTCCTACGGGGCCACCATCGGCCATTCTGACCACGCCACCTTCTGCATAGGGCATGGGCTTTGAGAGTGCCTGCCTCATCGCAGGCGTGATGTCGAAGCCGGCCTGAGACAGCGTGGGCTGGTAGGCCGCCTCTGCAGCCGCTCGATTCGCGTCCAGTTCTTCCTGCGTAGTCCCGCTCCAGCTTGGGCGATAGGGATTCGCAAAGTTGACGGGCTGCATCTGCCCGCCGCCGAACTTCTTCAGCAGTGCGTTGGCCTGGGCCGGCACGATCTTGTCGTAGAAGTCCCGCATCCCCTTGTGGGGCATCTTGAGGTCATTGCCCTCAAAGTACCCACCACCGCCTTCTGCGATCTTCTGGGCCAGATCCTTGCCCACGTGGTTCTCAAGTTCTTCCTCGGGTACGTGGACACTGGTCTCTGCTCGACCCTCCTTCGGAGTCACACGCAGTTCGTACCCGCCGCGGCCGTTGGGCTTGGCGTCCACGCTGTGCAGGTACTTATCCAAGCTGTACCGGTTGGCAGACTGCTCGCCGTTCACAAAGGCCACACGGTCGTACCCCTCATCGGCCGCACGCTTCATCACGTGCTTGAGGGCGAGGTTGACCCAGTCGTTGGTGTTGGTGACAAAGGGGGCGGAGGGAACCTTGTCGGTGCCGCCTTCCATCTCAAGGTCTCGCCCTGCACGCATGCGGGCGTGTTCTTCGCCTCGGCCCACCGCCTGGGCCAGTTGCGCAAGCGGCATGTTGATCCCGCGCCGGCCAGCCTCGTCTCGAGTTTCTCCGGCGGCCACCCGCTGCGCGATGTAATCGTCCAGCAGCCTGTCTACGTGTGCGTCGTAATCCTTCCGGGATACTGGCTTGGGATCAGACGGGCTCGTGAACCCCTTCTTCTTCCCCTGCTGCCCCCAGTCGCTCTGCAGCTCCTCCACGAACAGCACCTTCTTGCCATCGGCATCGGTGCGGTCGTTCGTGCGAATGTGCGTCAGCACGTTGGGCTCATCCCAGTGAGAGGAGCGGTACAGGCCTGCGCGCTCTTCCTCCAGGCGCGTGCGCTGGTCTAGCACCTGAGCCGTGCGGACATCGGCGTTGGGGTTGCGTTCGCGCCAGCGCGCGGCCGCGCGCTCGTCACCAGCCGACACCATCTCTCCATCCTCGAAGAGCTGGTACTGCGTGCGCTTGGTCTGCTCGACGCGCTTCTTGGGCGGAAGCGTCAGCAGCACCTCGCGGTAGTTCTCGCCGCCGGGCAACACAAGGTCGGGACGGTTGTACTTCGGTGCAGGCCGGCCGTCTTCGGTGATGCCATCAGACTCGGCCGCCTCTCGGGCATAGTCCTGCAGCTGCGACCGCAACTCCTCATCCGTCATGTGAGGGTCATCTTCAATCGGGTCGTACCCGACGATGCGCTCGTACGCCGCGGCCATCTCGGCCCGGTTCATGTTCTTGAACGAATCCCCAGGCCCGCCAAGCACCACTGCCTTCACTTGAGGTGCGTTCTTGGCGATGTGGGCGACCACCTCATCCTTGGTGAAGGTGGGCTTGGTCTTGAGGAACTCGTGGATCTTCGTGTGCTCCAGTTCCTCCTTGCTCGCCCCTCCCTTGCGTAGGTCGTTCAGAAAGGCCTGGGCGTTGCCCTGCTTTCTCTGGATGCCCAGAGCAGCCTCGTGGGTCGGGGAGTAGAACCCCAGGTCCGACACCGGAGCCTTCACAGGCTGGCCGCCTTGGGACAGCAGAGCGAGGCGCATCTGCTCAAGAGAGGGCGTCTTCATGGCGGCGGATTATGGACTTCAGGGCTCCCGTGGTCTAGGACACCCCGAGCAGCCTCTACTCTGGCAGATCCCCAGGCTCTCGCAGCTTCTGGTCCGATCGGCGCTTCCTGACCCAGTCCCTGACAGTCTCCTGCAGCTTCTGCTCCTGAGCGTCTGTCCCAGGCTCGATGACGATCTCCATCCTGTTGGCGCAGGCTGTGACCCTGACACCCTGCTGCTGCCGCACCCACTGGTACGGGCTCTGCTCTTGCTCATCCATGTGACCTCCTTTGGATTACTGCCCCCGAGTAATCAGATTATCGGTTTCGGCACCCCCCCAGTAATCAGATTATCCTGAGGGCCCGTCCGTAATCAGATTACTCAAGCTGCGTACGGGTTCGTATTGGTCCGAGAGTTGTAGATCTCGGCGTCTGTGATGTCCTCTTGCTCGATCTCTTCGCGGGGGGCGCCGTCGATGGTGATCCACCCGGCGTCCCGTAGGTAGCGCAGACCCTGGCTGATGCAGTCCACGTACTCGTCGTGCACCGTCCCGCCTGGGAAGGAGCAGATCTGGGACACCATGCCCTCTGCCCAGTCCCGCACGTAGCCCTTCTTCTGAGTGCTCTCAGGCACCCAGACGCGGCCGGCACGGATGATGTTGGCCACGATCGACAGCCGCTGCACCTTGTCGGCCTTGCCCGGGTTGTAAGGGATCACCGGCAGGTGCGCCCGCTGCAGATCCTGGATCAGGCTGATGCCGGCCGACTTGTCCTCCACGAGGATCAGGTCCACCAGCTTCTTGTTCCTGCCCTCCCCGTAGGCTGTGTCGAACTCGTTGACCACCTTCGGCCGCAGGTCTGGGTACTGGAGGTGCTCCGTCCAGCAGTCCAGCACCATGACGCACATGCCTCCGTCCTCGGGCTTGAACACCCCGAAGGTGATGCAGCCAGACGGGTCGTTCTGGGTCTTCTCGCTCGTGGCGCAGTCGTAAGACTGCAGGATGAACTCCAGCTTGGGGAAGGGCCTTTGAGCCGGCCAGAGGCGGAACCAGGGCCTCTTGACGATGCCGGCCTCCTCCGGGTCGATGATCTCGGCGTGGATCTCCTGCCGCCCGAGGTTCGTGCCCTCGTACTGAAGGATCTGCTTCTGGAAGGAGGGAGCAAGGTTGGCGATGTTGGAGTAAGTGCTCGCTCTCGTCACGAACACATCGTCGCCTTCTCGGCCCAGGAGCTCGATGATCAGCGGCTTGGGCTTCGGGGTCGTGGAGGCGATGATCCGGGTACGCATGCCCAGGCGGACAGCGAACATGATCATGTCCCAGGAGTCCTGGAGGTACTCCCAGGCGGCGAGCTCGTCCAGCCATGCGCCGTGCCACTGGCCGCCGCGGAAGCGCTCGGGCTCAGACGCGGGGATGCCCTTGATGAACGATCCGTTGGTCAGCTTGAGCTCGTGCAGGCTCTTGTTGTAGTCGGCCACCAAGGGCGCCGGGATTACCGACAGCAGCCCAGAGTCGCCTTCAAAGCACGTGCCGCGGACGTCCCCTGAGGTCGGAGCGGAGACCAGCCACCGGGTCTCAGGCAACTCCCAGGCCCACTGGGAAAGGGTCTCAGCAGCCGCCCGGGTCTTCCCGGCGCCGCGGCCGGCTATGAGCAGCCAGATGGTCCACCAGTCCCCTGGCGGCTCGATCTGATGCTGGTGGGCCTGCTGCAGCCACCGCATCTGCCACGTGATGGCAGCCTGATCTCGCTCAGGCAGGCGGGCAAACTGCTCCAGCAGCGCCGGGTCATCTACGAGGGCGTCAACTGCCCCCATGCCCAGACTGCCGCTGCATCTTCAGGTTCTTCAGGAGCTCCCCGAAGACGCTCACCTGGACATCCACCTCCAGGGGCTTGTCCGGATCCCCCACCAGTTCCGTCCTGGCCAGCTTGGGCACGTGGTACTCCACCACCGACTGGAACATGTCGAAGGCCTTCGCCGGGTTCGGCGCCACCACGTACTTCTCGGCGCCCGTATCGGGATCCTCAACCTTCACCCCAGCAGCTACTGCATCCAGCCACTCCGTGAGTCGGTGGGCGTTCCCATCCACGAACTCCGCGATCGCCCTCCTGGCGTCTGCTGTGGCCTTGTTGGGGATACCTGCTCTTCGTCCCATGGTTACCCCCTAATTTCGCTCACTCTATCCAGGTGAGTGGATGCTAACTTGCTGCGGGTCATCTTTCAGTCCCTTCTACGCGCAGTCTTTTCAGCGCTGGGGAGGGAGTGTAGTCGGTGTTCGCTTCTTGGTGAGTTTGGCGGCCAGGGCTTTGATTGCGGCGTGGTCTGCTGGGTGGACGTAGAGCTCCAGCCGGGTGAGGCCCAGGGAGGTTCTGCGATCCCTGAGGGCTTGGACGCGGGCTGTGGAGGTCATGCCTCTTCCTTCAGGATGCCGCGCCATGATTCGTCGGCAAACGTGGGGTATGGCTCACTTCTCTGCGCTGCTTTGGCTGGAGTTTCGGCGCCGACGTACCACGTGAGTCCATCCCAGCGGCGGAACCATGCGTCCGCATAGGCCTTGATCTGGTAGACGCCTGGGCGTACGGGCTTCTCTGTGGGCGGGAACCAGGGTGTGTACTTCATGCCACCTCCCGATGTCAGCCCCACAGAGCTTCGCGCATGGAGATGCGCTGGCCCTGCAGGCGCATGAAGATGCGGAAGGCGCGGGCCTTGACCACGCGCATGTCGTGGCTGTCTTCACTGTGGTCGAACCACCCGATGTTCATGCGGGCAGTGGCCTTGGCCTTGATGCGTTGAACGATGGGCTCCATGTCGGCGCTCCTGATTGAGTGGCACTGGCCTGCCGCTGGGCAGGCCGCTGGCACCGCAGCGGGTTGGGTCAGGCCCAGGCTCGCAGGTGGTTGGCCACGAAGCCTTGAACGTGAGCCGTCAGGCGGGCAAGGTCGGTGCACGATGCGTTGAGGCGGTGCTCGTTGATGCGACCGTCGCGGCCGATCGCCCAGATCGAGAACTCGGGGTCGGGCCCCTGTAAGAAGCCAACAACGACCCCGGCGTCGGGGGCGCGAGCGGCTTCAGCGGCGGCGTTGGCAATGTCGATTGCGTTCATGTCGTTGCTCCGGTTGCGTTGTCGATAGGTGGACTGTACACCTGTTTCCGGCAACACAACACAAGACCCTGCTCGGCACTCAGGATTCTG